CCCATGCTTTTCCAATTGCCTACCCCCACCCCTATATATTTTTGAAAAAAGAGCTTGCGAACGTTCCTATGTGTGTTTAAACTCCCGTCATTGGTTTAAACGCGAAGAATGATGATTGATTACGCACAACCCACGATGATGGCTGAGAAGGCTTTGAAAGAGCTTCATCAGGCGATGCTTGCACGCAGGTTTGAGGATGCTCGTCAGGCGGCTTTAAGATGCATGGTTGAGTGCAAGATTGCCTACCACAGCATTCGGGTGATGGAAGAAGAGTATGCAAGCAAAACATCAACTCGTGCTTGATTTTATTAGGGCGTACATTAAGTTGTACGGGATGTCGCCGTCATATCAGACGATTGCTTCTGGTGTTGGATTGAAGTCAAAGGCGAATATTCACCGGATCATCCATAAGTTGCAGGATGAGGGTTTGTTGACTATCCGGCCTTACAAGTTCAATTCGATCAAGTTGATTGACAGGAGTGCTCGTGAGGTGTCGGCTCTATGACCCTGTTGACCCGGCAGGAGATTGATGATTACGAGGCGATGATCCCTTTGGTGGGATTGGAGCAGCGCCGGAAGATTCAGCGGCTTTTGGAGTTGGACAAGGCTGAAAGGTGCCGGGAGTCTTTCATCTTCTTCGTGTCGCAGATGTGGCCGGTGTTTATTTCTGGGAAGCATCATCAGATCATGGCTGATGCCTTTGAGAGGGTGGCCAGGGGTGAGTTGAAGAGGTTGATCATCAACATGCCGCCCCGGCATACAAAGTCGGAATTTGCTTCTTACCTGCTTCCGGCGTGGTTCTTGGGGATGTACCCTGAGAAGAAGATCATCCAGACTGCCCACACCGCAGAACTGGCTGTTGGTTTTGGCCGGAAGGTGAGGAATCTGGTCTCTTCCAATGAGTACCAGAAGGTTTTTCAGACAGAACTTTCTACAGATTCAAAGGCTGCGGGGCGGTGGAATACGAGTTTGGGGGGTGACTACTTCGCCATCGGCGTTGGCGGTGCTGTCACGGGCAAGGGTGCTGATCTTTTGATCATTGACGACCCCCATTCTGAGCAGGAAGCCAAACAAAACAACCCTGCTGTCTATCACGGGGTTTATGAATGGTACACATCCGGCCCCCGGCAGCGTCTTCAGCCCGGCGGATCGATCATTATTGTGATGACCCGGTGGGCAAAGCTTGATCTAACCGGCCAAATCCTCAAAAACAGCGAAAAAGATGGCACAGATGAGTGGGAAGTCATCGAATTTCCTGCAATTTTGCCCTCTGGAACCCCTCTTTGGCCCGGGTTTTGGCGAAAAGAAGAGCTTGAGGCCATCAAAGCTGAGATTCCAGTCTCCAAATGGAACGCCCAGTACCAACAGAACCCCACATCTGAGGAAGGGGCCATCGTTAAACGCGAGCAATGGCGCGTTTGGGAGGATGAAAGCCCGCCCTCGTGTGAGTACATCATCCAATCATGGGATACAGCCTTTGAAAAACACAACCGCGCAGACTACTCTGCGTGTACCACCTGGGGCGTGTTTAAACATCCCGATTCAAAGGGCAACTACAAGAACAACATCATCCTTTTGGATGCGTTTAAGGACCGGATGGAGTTCCCTGAACTCAAGGCCAAGGCCATTGAGATGTACAAGGAATGGAATCCAGACACCCTGATCATTGAAAAAAGAGCCGCCGGGGCCCCTTTGATCTATGAGTTGAGACAGACCGGAATCCCTCTTTCTGAGTACACACCGAGCAAGGGACAGGATAAGATTGCGCGTGTAAACGCGATTTCAGACCTGTTTGCCTCTGGAGTGGTGTGGTGTCCAGATACCCGTTGGGCCGATGAACTCATGGAAGACATGGCGGCATTCCCAAATGGGGACCATGATGACTTGGTTGACTCGACATCACAGGCGCTCCTGAGGTTCAGGCAGGGCGGCTTCATCCCAATCGACTCGGATGAGCCTGAAGAGACGATTTATTTCCGTGGTCGGCGCGACCGCTTCTACACCGTTTAAGGCATGCGATGGATTACGACACGATCTTGAAGGCCGTTGGAGAAGAACCAGAGTATTTGTTCCGCACTTCGCGGGGGTCAGCCTATGGTCATTACCCCGACAACAGCACGGTGCGCAACAGGTCTGGCGAAGGCCACAAAGACAAAACTACCGGCCTGCAACCACGTTCCGGCAAAACCGTTTACATGAGCCCTCAGGATGTAAGCCGGATGGCCGGGATGTTTCAAAACGCGGAACTTGCCACGCAGTTTAAACCGTCATCTTTTAACAAAGAGACAAAGAGCGGCACTGCGGCACTGACCTACACAGAAGACTATGGCCCCAAAAAAGCAGGCTCCGTCATTCATGAGGCGCAGTTCACCACAGTGCCCAAGAAGGGGTTGATCCCGGTTGAGATTAACCGAAGCGAAAGCCCCATGGGTGATTCTGGCCGAGGCATACATTGGGGAACACCAATCACAGAAGTGGTGCCTAGAGGCGGCATGGGAAGAGGTGCTGTTGGAACTCCGGCCCAGATGGGCGGCGGCGCTGGAAGCACCATACGCGCTTTGAACTTACAGAAATTAATGGCTGCTGGCGGCGCAGTACATATGCCCGACTCTTACAGCCACGGTAGCTGGAAACTTATTTAAGGACTCATCATGGCAATGGAAAAAGGTTTGTACGCAGCGCCCCTTGGTCTGGAAGAAGGAATTGCGCCCCCGATTGAAATTGAAATCGAAGACCCCGAATCGGTTTCAATTGGCATTGGTGATCTTGAGATTGAAATTGAACCAGCCCCCGAAGGCCCGGATGATTTCAACGCTAACCTTGCTGATTACATGGATGAGTCAGAACTTGACTCTCTCGGCTCTGAACTCGTCGCAGATTTTGAAAAAGACATGCGCGACCGCAAGGAGTGGGTGCAAACATACATCGAGGGCCTGAAGCTTCTCGGCCTGAAGTATGAGGAAAGGACTGAGCCCTGGAATGGAGCCTGCGGTGTATTCCACCCCATGCTCACCGAGAGCGTGGTTCGGTTCCAGGCCGAAGGCATCACCGAGACGTTCCCCGCTGCTGGCCCCGTCAAGACGGTAATCATCGGCAAAGAAACCCCTGAGAAGAAAGAGTCTGCCCAGCGGGTTCAGGCCGACATGAACTATCAGTTGACTGAAGTCATGACTGAGTACCGCCCCGAGCATGAAAAGATGCTCTGGAACCTGCCAATCACCGGCTCGGCGTTCAAGAAGGTCTACTTCGACCCAAGCCTGGGCCGCCAAGTCGCTGTATTCATCCCCGCAGAAGACATCGTCGTTCCTTATGGCGCGTCAAGTATCGAGCGGGCAGAGCGCGTCACCCATGTCATGCGCAAGACCAAGAACGACCTGATCAAGCTTCAGGACGCAGGCTTCTACCGCGATTGTGATCTGGGCGACCCAACCGGCGAACTCGATGACATTGAGAAGCAAAAAGCCGAAGAGCAAGGCATGTCGGCCATTCAGGATGAGCGGTTCCGCCTCTTGGAGGTTAATGTTGACCTTGACCTCAAGGGTTTTGAAGACACCAATAAGCGTGGAGAAAAGACTGGAATCGCTCTTCCATACGTTGTCACGGTTGAAAAAGGCACCGGCAAAGTCCTGGCGGTCCGGCGTAATTGGTATGAGGGCGACAAGTTGCACCTCAAGCGCCAGCATTTTGTCCATTACCAGTACATCCCCGGCTTTGGTTTTTATGGCTACGGCCTGATCCACCTGATTGGTGGATACGCCAAGTCCGCCACCATGCTGATCCGTCAGTTGGTGGACGCAGGAACCCTGTCCAATCTTCCCGGTGGACTTAAATCACGGGGTCTTCGGATCAAAGGCGACGACACCCCAATCGCCCCGGGTGAATTCAGAGACGTAGACGTACCGTCCGGCTCTATCCGCGACAACATTCTTCCGCTCCCGTACAAAGAGCCAAGCCAGACCCTGTACACCCTGTTCCAGCAGATTGTTCAGGAAGGCCGCGCCTTCGCTTCAAGCGGAGACATGAATGTGAGCGATATGTCGGCCAACGCCCCCGTTGGTACGACCCTGGCTTTGCTTGAGCGTCAACTCAAGGTCATGGGCGCGGTTCAGTCGCGCATGCATTTCAGCATGAAGCAGGAGTTCAAACTCCTCAAGAACATCATCGCTGACTATGCGCCGGAGGAGTACTCGTACCAGCCCGAAGAGGGCAGTGCGATGGCCCGTAAATCCGACTATGAGAACGTCGATGTGATCCCTGTGAGCGACCCCAACGCCTCCACCATGGCGCAGAAGGTCGTTCAATACCAAGCGGTCCTTCAGTTGGCCCAGACTGCCCCGCAGTTGTATGACCTGCCCCTCCTGCACCGTCAGATGCTTGAGGTATTGGGTATCAAGAACGCCAACAAGCTGGTGCCGATTGAAGATGATATGACCCCGGTGGACCCGGTTCAGGAGAACCAAAACATCCTGAAGGGCAAGCCGGTCAAAGCATTCATCGAGCAAGACCACAAGGCCCACATCCAAGTCCACATGATGGCCATGCAGGACCCGCAGATTGCTCAGATTATTGGTCAGAACCCGCAAGCACAAATGCTGCAAGCGGCCATGATGGCCCACATCAATGAGCACGTAGGGTTTGAGTACCGCCGCCAGATGCAAGAGCGGATGGGCATGATTATCCCCAGCGAAGAGGAAACCAAAAACCTCACCGAAGAGGAATCCAATCAGATTGCCATGTCTGCGGCCCAGGCGTCTCAAGAACTGCTCCAAAAGCACAAGCAAGAGGCCCAGGCACAGCAAGCCCAGCAGCAAATGATGGACCCGGTGGTTCAGATGCAGATGAAAGAACTGGAAATCAAAGCCCAGGAACTGCAACTCAAGGCCCAAAAACAGCAGATCGAGGCCGCAGAAAAGGCCGACCGCATCCGCATCGAAGAGGCAAGAATCGTCGCCCAGAAAGAAATTGCCGCCATGCAAGTTGCCGCCAACTCGGCAACCGCAAAGGCAAAACTATCGGCCCAGCAAGAACTTGAGGGGACGAGACTTGGCGCTCAAATCGCCAAAGACCGAGCGATGATGAACAAACCTAAACCAACAAGGAGTCAAGATTGAACGATGTAATCCATGCCTTAGCGCATGTGCAGCAAGAAATTGAAAGATACCGGCAAGAGCAAGTAGCCTTCCTTGCGGCAAGCCGTGCTGACACGTACGACGAGTACAAAAAAGTCTGTGGAGTGATCCGGGGTCTTAACTTCGCAGACCATGTAATTGATGACCTCGTGCGAAAGGTAAAAACTGATGATTGATGCGCTCAACCCGGCGCTTGCTGTCGATTTGTCAAAGATATTGAACAAATCGGCCGAGCAAAAGGCAAAACAATTGCCTGAACCAAAGACCTATCACATGCTTTGTGTCGTCCCTGAGGCGATGGAAGAGTATGCCGATAGCGATGTTGGACTGGTCAAGGACGCCAAGACCATGCACTACGAAGAGGTTCTGACCCCCGTATTGTTTGTGGTCAAACTTGGCCCTGACTGCTTCAAAGACAAAACCCGCTTTCCAAGCGGCCCCTCGTGTGCAGAGGGTGACTTTGTCATTGTGCGCCCCAACTCAGGTACCCGCCTGAAGATTCACGGTCGTGAATTCCGAATCATCAACGATGAGTCGGTTGAGGCAATTGTTGAAGACCCGCGTGGCATCTCTCGTCCAATGTAAGGAGTGAAAAATGGCAACAAAATTTGAGGATGAAGAGTTCAAATTCCCGGACGAAAAGCCGCCTCAGGAAGAGTCCAAGGAAAGCGATGAGATTCAACTTGAGATTGAAGACGACACTCCGCCCGCAGATCGTGGACGAAAGTCTGCCCCTCCGCCGCAAGACCCGACAGATGAAGAGTTGTCATCTTACAGCCGGGAGGCCCAAGACCGCCTGAAGAAGTTCACCCGTGGATATCACGATGAGCGTCGGGCCAAAGAAGCCGCCGAGCGCGAACGTCTGGCCGCAGAAGACTTCGCCCGCAAAGTGTACGAAGAGAACCGCCGCCTGAAAGAACAGTTGAAGACCGGCAGTGAGGTGTTCATCGAAACATCCAAAACCGCCGCCCAGACTGAACTGGACGTAGCCAAGAAAAAGATGAAAGAGGCTTTTGAGGCAGGCGACGGCGAAGCACTGGTGTCTGCTCAAGAAGAGGTTGCAAGAGCAACCCTGAAGATCGACAAGGCGCAAACCATGCGCCCGATTGAGATTGAGCAGTCAGAAGAATTTAAGCCAGCACCCAAGGAACCGGCAGTCACACCAAAGACCAAAAAATGGCTGGACAGGAACAGCGATTGGTTTGGGGTCGATGAAGAAATGACATTTTCTGCCATGGGCCTTGACAAAAAATTACAAAAGCAATATGGTGCTGACTATATTGGTACGGATGAGTACTTCCAAGAACTCGACCGGACCATGCGGAAACGATTCCCTGAGTACTTCAGGAGCCATGAGGATGACGATCCTCCACAGAACTCGTCAATTCCGGCAGAGGATGAACCCCCGCGCCGTGCAAAACTTAGTACTCCGGTGGCCCCGGCTACCCGCAGTACCCCGCCGAGTCGCGTCAAGCTGAAGGCATCACAAGTTTCGTTGGCTCGAAAACTTGGGATTACCCCAGAGCAGTACGCCAAACAGGTTGCTTTACTTAACAGAGGTGAATGATGGATCAGCAAACTCAAACTGATGCAGCCGTGCGTCAAAACCGCGCACCCCGCGCCATGGAATCGCGTGAGAAAACCATGCGTCCCCAGGCTTGGATTAACCCAGAGGCATTGCCCAACCCTGACAATCGTCCGGGCTGGAAGCACCGTTGGGTTCGGTTGAGCACCATGGGTGTTGACGATCCAAAAAATATCTCTAGTAAGTTGCGCGAAGGATATGAACCCTGCCGGGCAGAGGACTATCCTGAGCTTATGTTGCAAGCCATTAACGAAGGCCGCTTCAAGGGCGGCATCGAAATTGGCGGACTGTTGCTTTGCCGCATTCCAGAAGAGTTTTTGCAGCAGCGCATGCGTCACTTCGATGCGCAAAACAAGGCTCAAATGGAGTCGGTGGACAACGCTTACCTCAGTGAAAATGACCGCAGGATGCAAAAGTTCTCTGAACGCAGCACCAAAGTCACTTTCGGGTCACGTTCTTAAATTTAGGAGTCTTCAATGGCTTATCCCACCGTTGACAAGCCGTATGGCTTGAAGCCGATCAATTTGATCGGTGGTCAGGTGTTTGCTGGTGCGACTCGCCAACTCGTCATTGCGAATACGTCTGGTACCGGCTACGGCACCAGCATTTTCTACGGCGATCTGGTGAAAATCGTTGCTGGCGGCACCATTGAGAAGGACACGGGCACCACGACCGCCACTCCCGTTGGCGTGTTTCAGGGCTGCTCGTACATCAGCGCCGTCACCGGCCAACTGACTTTCTCGCAGTACTATCCCGCTAGTCTGGCTGTGAAGAGCGGCTCGATCATTCAGGCATTCGTGTCTGACGATCCGGACCAACTGTTCAAGGTTGTTCTGGTTGCTGGCACCACTGCTGACAACACCTCTTCTGGTCTGGCTCCGACCTTCCTCGGTCGTACCGTGATCGGCTCTAACGCTCAACTGGTGCAAAACGCCGGCTCGGCCACGACTGGTGACTCCGCCATCGGTATCTATACCGCTGCTGGCGCTACCACGACTGATTCGCTGCCAATTCGCATCGTTGATGTCGTGCCTGATACTGCCAACTCTTCCGGCAACTTCTGTGAAGTTATCGTGAAGTGGAACGCTCCCTACATGGTTACCACCCCTTCCTCGGGTACGGCTACCACTGTTGTGACCGGCGGCCATCAGTATCTCAACCCGACTGGCGTCTAATCGAAGGAGTAATTAATCATGGCTATTTCACGCGCACAACTGCTGAAAGAGCTGCTCCCCGGTCTGAACGCCCTGTTCGGCATGGAGTACGCTCGCTACGGCGAAGAGCACAAAGAAATCTACGAAACCGAGACTTCTGAGCGTTCGTTTGAAGAGGAAACCAAGCTGTCTGGCTTCTCCGCCGCCCCGGTGAAGAACGAGGGCAGCGCGATTGCCTATGACAACGCGCAAGAGGCTTGGACCACTCGTTACACCCACGAAACCATTGCCCTGGGTTTCTCGATCACCGAAGAGGCGATTGAAGACAACCTGTATGACAGCCTGTCGGCTCGTTATACCAAGGCTCTGGCTCGTGCCATGGCTTACACCAAGCAGGTGAAAGCCGCCGCTGTGCTGAACAACGGTTTCTCCAACACCTACCCCGGTGGTGATGGCGTTTCCCTGTTCAACGCAAACCATCCGCTGGTGTCGGGTGGCGTCAACAGCAACACTCCCGGTACTCAGGTTGACCTGAACGAGACTTCCCTGGAAGCCGCCGTCATTCAGATCGCCGGTTGGACCGACGAGCGTGGCCTGCTGATCGCTGCCAAGCCCAAGAAGATGATTGTTCCCCCGAGCCTGATGTTCGTTGCCAAGCGTCTGCTTGACACTGAACTGCGGGTTGCAACTGCTGATAACGATATCAACGCGATCAAGCAGATGGGCGCAATCCCTGAGGGTTACACGGTCAACCACTTCTTGACCGACACCAACGCTTGGTTCCTGACCACGGACGTTCCCAACGGCATGAAGCACTTCGTGCGTACCCCGTTGCAGAACTCCATGGACGGCGACTTTGACACCGGCAACGTCCGGTACAAGGCCCGCGAGCGTTACAGCTTCGGCTGGTCTGACCCGCTGGGCATGTGGGGTTCGTCGGGCTCGACCTGATAACTTCGCATCGAAAAGGGGGAGCTTCGGCTCCCCTTTTTTATGATTTAAACGCTTGCGCTGCACGTTTAAATGCGATATATTGGCCACATCCCGGGGTTTCCGGCGTTTCTGACAGTCCCGGCTGACGACATGCAGACAGAGCGCCCTTAATTAACTCGCATGTGAGGATCAAATGGCTAACACCACCTTCAACGGCCCAGTTCGATCGCAGAACGGCTTCCAGACTATCTCCATCGACGCAACCACTGGGGTTGTTACTACCGCTCCTGTTTCTATGGGCGTTTCTGGCATTGTTGCCACCCCGGTTGCTCTGGCTGACGCCAGCGCTACTCTGACCGCCGCAGCCAACGCTGGTGGCATGGTCAACCTCGTCCCTAACGGCACGCAGGACAACACCTACACGCTGCCTGCACCTACTGCTGGCGCTTCGTTTGTGTTTGTGTACGGCGGCGGCGCAGCAGATGCCACCGACTTCATCATCAACACTGGCTCTAACACCAACTACTTCATTGGTGGTGTGGCGTTCCATGACACCGATGATGGCGCAGCGTCTGTCGTGTTCTCTGACGGCAACTCCAATTCCAAGCTGCAAGTGAATGTACCTGCCGCTGCTCAAATCACCGTGATTGCCAAAGACGCAACAAACTGGCAAGTGTTTGGCACGGTGGTTGGCGCAACCGCCCCTACGTTTGCTGACCAGTAATAGGAGCGCATCATGACGATGCAATATGACGTAAAGTCGAAACACATGACCTCTTCGGGCGTGGCGGTTAACTACCGCACACGCCTCAAGGGGGCTGTTGTGTCGGCAAACACTAGTGCGGCGGCGCGGCACACGGTGTTTGCAAACAATGTGACGCAAACGGGTACTTACGGGCGGTCTACAACCACTGTGACGGTGACTATCACCAATCACGGCCTCACTTCTGGTGACCGCGTTTGGCTGGACTTTTCTGCTGGCACAGGTGGTACGGCAACGGATAACATCTATTCGGTCACGGTTTCAGATGCCAATACGTTCACGGTAACGGACTCTGCCAGTGGCACCATCACCGGGTCTCCTGCGGTGTCGATGTACGCTGACATTTTGATGGAAGCAGATTCGTACAACGCGACTGCGTTTCCTGTGGTGATTCCGGGCGAAGGAATTTTGGCCAAAGACGGTATTTTTGTTGGCTTGGTTGCAAACGTAACAACCACTTTGTTCTATGGCTAAGACCGCAGCATGGCAGCGCAAGGAAGGCAAGAACCCCAAGGGCGGCTTGAACGCCAAGGGGCGAGCCTCCTACAACAAAGCCAATCCAGGCAAGCCGGGACTCAAGCCTCCGCAGCCCGAGGGCGGCTCACGCCGAGACTCTTTTTGCGCCCGTATGGAAGGCATGAAGAAGAAGTTGACCGGCGAGAAGGCCAAGAAAGACCCAAACAGCCGTATCAACAAGAGCCTGAGGGCGTGGAACTGCTGAAATGGACGTAACGCTGTGGAACGCTGCGCTCTCCCTTGTCTCCGCCCTGATTCTGTTCTGGGTGAAGATGTCCACGGACGAGATGAAGCGCATTCAGATTCTTCTCAACCGCACCCGGGAAGAGATTGCGAAAGAGTATGTCACCAAGGCAGAGGTGCATACGGACATCAATCGCGTCTTGGATCGGCTGGACCGGCTTGAGAAAAAGATTGATGACTTCATGAAGGAGCAGCGCAGTGCCCTCGGTTAGCAAGAAACAGCACAACTTGATGGCGATGGTGGCCAACGACCCCGCCGCCGCCAAGCGCGTAGGAATCCCGCAGTCTGTTGGAAAAGAATTCATGAAGGCAGACAAGGGCAAGCGGTTTAGGTCTGGTACCCGTGCAGATTCACAGGTAATCAACAGGCCCAAGACCAATCAAGGCAAGATGGAACTTTTTGCAAGGGGTGGTGACATGAAAGAATCGAAAGAGATGATGAAAAAGGAAGTGTCCTTCATGAAGAAGAAGGGCGCACCTAAGTCCATGATCAAGCATGAGATGAAAGAAGCTGGCATGAAATACGGCGGGGCTGCGAAAAAGATGGCCAACGGCGGCATCACCACTGCCAAGATGGGCGCTGTCCGCACCGCAGCACCGAGCAAAGACGGTGTTGCAACCAAGGGCAAGACCAAGGGCTCTATGGTCAAGATGGGTGCATCTAAACCTCTGGGCATGAAAAAGGGCGGCTACGCCTGCTAATTGGAGGCCGATATGGCTAAAAGACGTATTCGCGCAGCAGAGCTTGCGGGTTTAGCCGCGCTTGGCGCTTTTGGGCATACTTTCTTCGGCCCTGGGCGTGATCGCAAGCCAGGAGAGCGCCCCGCCAGCGAAGTCCCTGTGGACTATCGCGGGACTGATCGCGCACCCGCAGCAATCAGCGAGTCCCCGGCAGCTTCAAGACTGCAAGAGACATTCATGGGGCTTGATGATGTCGGGGTATCTGACGCTCAACGAGCCGCCGCGATACGTGAAGGTCAAAACGTTTCTGCGGGCGAACTTGCTGCTCTTGCAGCAGAACAAAACGCGATGCTTCGCGGGTACGACGACATGTATGCAAACCGGGCGCAACGTGCTGCCCAGGCAGCCGCTGCTCAAGCCGCACCGGGTGCTGGGGCCGCTGCTGCCGGAGCAGGCATTAGTTCAAACGCCGCCAGAATGGAGCGCATGAGAATGGCGTTGGCCGAGGATCAAGCCGCTGCTGCACGTTTAAATGCAAATCGCGCAGCTTCCGTTGCTCGTCGTGCGCCTATAAATGATCGAGAGAATGTTTTTGATCCAAGGGCGGCTGGTCCTTTGACCCGGGAGGAGGCAATTTCCTCCATTCCCGGTCAATCGGCTCGGGCACCTCAAGGTGGAGAGCGTGTTTCTGGCAATGAGTTCACGCGCAATGTGGGCAATATCTTAAACGCCCCCGTTCCTGGGTTTATTCCTGTTGGCCGCGCTGTTCGTGGCGGCACTGTTTTGCGTCAGGCACCAGATGCTGTCCCGGCATTGCCAGCACCGCAGGCGCGGTTGGCTGGGCCTTCTAGGGGCGCTTTAAAAGAAGCTGAACGCACTGCACGGCAGGAGCGCCTACGTGAGCAGGTCCGGCGTGAGAATGCAGCGAATTACGGGCTCGACCCCAATGCTCCTGGCTATGCCGCCGCTGTAAGGGCTCTGACCCGAGACCTTGGCGGCAAAGATTTCACGCTCAAAAAGAAGGGCGGGGCAGTTAAAGCCAAGCCCCAAAAGATGGCTTCTGGTGGGATGTCTTCTGCGTCAAAGCGCGGCGACGGCATTGCCTCCAAAGGCAAAACCAAGTGCAAGATGTACTAAGGGGACACCATGTCGGAAAAACCCAGGAAACCCAAACAGACCCTGACCCCCGCTGAACAGCAAATGATTCAGGAGGAGAAGGATAAACAGATGGCCCCCAAGCTGGAGAGCGCGTATATGGGCTCTCTTACCAGCACCACGCCTCCCCCGCCCCCGCCGTCCACGCAGCGACGGGCCAAGGGCGGCGTCACTCGCGCCGATGGCTGCATCACTAAGGGCCACACCCGTGGCAAGATGGTGTAACCATGTCGAAGAAGAAAAAGCTCGTCAAGGCAGCCAAAGTCCTTGGTGGCTTAGGCGCGGCATATGTTGCCCATGAGCTTGCAAACCCAACGACTATAGATTTGGGGCCACCGCTCAGAAGGGATGAGGGGGCAGCACCCGTTGCTGCGCCAGCCGCTTCCAGCCCTGCCCCACGCCCTGCTGTAAGGAATAGACTCCAAGACATCAGGGAAGATGAAACCATGGCCCGAAGCCGTTCGTATGGACAGGGCCCTGCCAATGCTTACAAACGACTGCAAGAAGCGTCGGCGGCAGGCGCGTATGCATCGCCAATTCATAATCGGGGTGAAGCAGAAAAGCAAATTCCTGCCGGTGATCTGGGTCAATTTTTCAAAAAGGGCGGCGTGGTAAGTGCATCACGCCGCGCAGATGGCATTGCCCAGCGCGGCAAAACTCGCGGGAAGATGGTGTAAACATGATGTCCAGCCGTGGCATGGGGGCCATCAACCCCAGCAAGATGCCCAAGAAGAAGGTCATCCATCGCACGGATGACCCAAACACTGTGGACATGTATGCGGCTGGCGGCAAGGTCAAGGCCCATCCCATGAACCCTGAAAATCCCGGAAATCCTGAAAACCCTCGTAATCCGGGCATGAAGACTGGCGGCCAGACTAAGTCCAAGGTCAATCAGGCTGGCGTTTACACCAAACCGGGCATGCGCAAATCGCTGTTTGAGTCGATTAAGTCCCGTGCGGTTCAGGGTACAGGCGCAGGCCAATGGTCAGCCCGCAAGGCGCAGCTTCTGGCCAAGCAGTACAAGGCCCGTGGGGGTGGGTACAAGTGAAAGACCCGCAGCAGTCGCTCAAGGACTGGGGTGCCCAGAAGTGGCGTACCAAGTCTGGCAAACCGTCTTCTAAGACGGGGGAGCGATATTTGCCTGAGAACGCCATCAAGGCGTTGACTCCCGCTGAGTATGCTGCCACGACCCGTGCCAAGCGGGCAGGCAAGAAGGCTGGAAAACAATTTGTTAAGCAACCACCCAAGGTGGCGGCGAAGACGGCGAGGTATAGGTAATGGCCACCACATCCGGCGCAAGCAGTTTTAACCTTGACCTGACTGAACTGGTCGAGGAAGCGTTTGAACGTGCCGGTTCAGAGTTGCGCACGGGCTATGACATGAGGACGGCTCGCCGCAGTTTAAACATCATGTTTGCTGACTGGGCCAACCGGGGCATCAATCTCTGGACCATTGAGCAGGGCACGATTGACCTTGTGCCTGGTCAGAATACCTACGCCCTGCCGAACGACACAATTGATCTTCTAGAGCATGTGATCCGCACCGGGGCCAATGTGGCCGCGACTCAAGCAGACCTGACCATCACCCGAATCAGCGTCTCCACATACGCCACCCTGCCCAACAAGCTCCAGCAGGCTCGACCGATCCAAGTCTGGGTTCAGCGGTACAACGGCCAGCAAAGCCCGACTGGCCTGTCCATCAGTCAAGTGGGCGGCATCAGCGCCACCGTCACCCAGATTACCCTCAACTCTGTGGTTGGCCTGCCTGCCACCGGGTTCATCAAGATTGACTCTGAGATCATCAATTATGGGTACATCTCAGGGAATACCCTATACAACTGCTTTAGAGGTCAGGCTGACACCACCGCCGCATCCCACACCAACGGGTCAACAGTCTACTGGCAGCAGCTTCCGGCGGTAACTGTTTGGCCGACGCCAGACAACGCCCAGCAATATCAGTTCGTTTACTGGCGGTTGCGCCGCACTCAAGACGCCGGTGGCGGTGTAAACATCATGGATGTGCCGTTCAGGTTCATTCCCTGCATGGCGGCGGGTCTGTCCTATTACATCGCCGGGAAGATTCCCGGGGGGATGGAGCGTCTGGCCATCCTGAAGGCTCAATACGACGAAGCGTGGCAGTTGGCTGCCGATGAGGATCGTGAGAAGGCGGCAATCCGGTTTGTGCCGCGCCAGCAGTTCATCGGGAGCACTTACTAATGGGCAACAGGTTTGCCAGTGGTAAGTATGCAATTGCCCAGTGTGACCGCTGTGATCAGCGGTACATGCTTAAACAGCTTCGCCGTGAAGTCATCAAGACAAAGAATTACGAATTGTTGGTGTGCCCGGAATGCTGGGACCCCGACCAGCCGCAGTTGCAGTTGGGCATGTATCCTGTGGATGACCCGCAGGGTTTAAGAAACCCCCGCCCAGACCGCAGCTACAGGCTGTCAGGCACCAGTGGATTGCAGATTGAAGCAGGTTCTGGGCCGTTGGGCACAGGAACAGTAGAAGGTGGAAGCCGAATATTCCAGTGGGGGTGGAACCCCGTTGGAGGCTCGTCATTTTTTACTGCCATTGAAACGCCAAATAACTTGGTTCTGACAGTGAATTTGGGCACAATTACGGTTGCAACGACATAAGGAGTCGATCATGATGGACGCAAAGAAGGCTGTGCATAAACACGAGAAAGCCATGCACCCCGGCAAACCCCTGACCAAGATGAAGGCCGGTGGCAAGACCAACGCCGACATGCTCAAGTACGGGCGTAACATGGCCAAGGTCATGAACCAGCGTAGCCCTGGCCGCAAAGGAGGCTGATATGGCGACCTACAAGACCCCCAAGTACACAGCCATGCAACCGGCAGGTGTCTCCAACAACAAAGAGCACCTGAAAAACGTGAATCAGTCTATTGCCAACAATCACAGCAATGACTACCCCGGTGTTAAAACCAGCGGTATCAAGATTCGCGGCACTGGCGCAGCAACTAAAGGCGTGATGGCAAGGGGCCCGATGGCATGAACTACGCCGCCCTGTCTGCTGCAATTCAGGACTACACCCAGAACTACGAAACGGAGTTCGTGGCGAATATCCCTGTCTTCATTCAACAGGCAGAGCAGCGCATTTATAACTCGGTTCAGTTTCCATCCCTTCGTAAGAACGTCACGGGTTCTGTGTCTGCCAGCAACAAGTACCTGTCGTGCCCCAATGATTTCCTGTCGGTCTATTCACTGGCGGTCATTACGGGCGTGACAGGCGGCAACCTCAACACGGGGTCGTACGAGTACCTGCTCAACAAGGATGTGAACTTCATCCGGCAGGCATACCCGTCGCCAAACGACACCGGGACGCCAAAGTACTATGCGCTGTTTGGGCCGACAGTTTCTGGTTCGGCCATTTCTGACGAGTTGAGTTTCATCCTTGGGCCGACACCTGATGCGGCTTATGATGTCGAGTTGCATTACTACTATTACCCTGAGTCGATCACGGTTGCCGCTGATGGCCAGACTTGGCTGGGTGATAACTTTGACACGGTGTTGTTGTACGGCTCCCTGGTGGAGGCTTACACGTTCATGAAGGGCGAGAACGACATGATGGCCCTGTACGACACCAAGTACAAAGAGGCTCTTGCTCTGGCCAAACGTCTGGGTGATGGACTTGAGAGATCGGACAGTTATAGGTCCGGCCAGTACAGGTTGTCGCCGCTCCCCCAAAACAACGGTGTAGCATGATGCCCGGGCACACACGACAGGAAGCCAAAGCCCTGGGCTTGCCAACGTGCTACGGCAGTGTTTGTAAAAAACATCCGCAGCTTGAAGGTCTTCGCAGGGTGTCTGGTGCTTGCGCGGAGTGTGCCAAAGAAATACTGCGCCGTAGCCGACGTTCAAATCCAGAGCGCACCAAGGCTCAGGCGCGTAAAGACGCAGAAAAGGCGCGCCAGAAGCCAGAGTTAATTGCAAAAAAACGTGCATCCGACGCGGAGTACAGAAAAAACAACCGAGAAAAGTTTCTTGCTGGCATCGCTGCTTGGAGCAAAAAGAATCCTGAAAAAGTAAAACAATACGCAAAAAAGACTAAAGAAAAAAACAGGGGTAGGGTCAATTCGGATACCGTTGCGCGTAGGCTGGCAAAAATTCGCCGTACACCCGCTTGGCTTACGGAAGACGACAAATGGTTGCTGAAAGAGGCGTACAATTTGGCCGTGTTGCGCACCAAAATGTTTGGGTTTCCGTGGCATGTAGACCACATCATCCCGCTACAAGGTGAGATGGTCTCTGGCTTGCATGTGCCAAACAATATTCAAGTGATACCTTGGATAGACAATGTGCGCAAAGCAAACAGTTTTGAGGTGATCTGAGTGGCCTTTACCGGTAACTACTCCTGCAACACGCTGCGGTCGGGGCTTGCCAGCGGCACGATCAACTTCGCCTCGGACACGTTCTATCTGGCGCTGTACACCAACTCAGCCACGCTGGATCAGACCACCACGGCGTACACCACTACCGGAGAAGCCTCTGGCGGCAACTATGTCGCAGGGGGTTTGGTTGTGACCGCCACCATCGCAAGCCAGGACACAGCCAGCGGCAGCATCACGTACGTCAACTTCTCCTCTCCAGCATGGACGGGGGCGATTACAGCGCGTGGTGCATTGATCTACACGCCGGGTGACAACGGCGCTGTGTGCGTGTTGGACTTCGGGTCTGACAAAACCTCAACCACCACTTTCACCGTGCAGATGCCCGCCAACACGAGCACCTCTGCCCTAATCAGACTTGTTTAAGGAGTCATCATGCAGAAAGAACTTTCCAACTTCGGTGACCACGCTGAAGTGACTATGCAGTCGAATGTGGCTGGCGCGGAGTCTGTTGGTATTGAGGGCCACTACCATGTGGTTTGCCGCGATGCCGATGGCAACATCAAGTGGGAAGATCAGTTCCCCAATCTGGTCAATGCAATTGGCAAAGAACTTATGCTTGACACCCTGCTGTCTGGCACCTCTTACACCACGGTCGGCCCGTTCCTTGGTTTGATCTCTGGTGCAAGCCCGACGTTCTCTGCTTCTGACACGATGGCATCGCACGGCGGCTGGACGGAGTTCACCAACTACACCGTTGGTGGTTCGGCTGTCCGGGGCACCGCATCGTTTAGCGCGGCTACTTCTACTGGCTCTACGCCCACCAACGTGACGACCAAAACCGCATCGGCAATTACCTACACCATCACGGGTGGCGGCGGTACGGTTGGCGGCTGTTTCCTGGTGACCGGCTCTGGCGCGTCTTCGACTCAAGGCAACACCTCTGGTACGCTGTACAGCGCAGGCGCGTTTGCCACTGCCAAGGTCACGACCGCAGGCGACACGGTTTCGGTTACCTACTCGACCACCGCGACGAGTTAATAGGGGGTTTAGATGCCTCTGGTCCTTGCAAACCGTGTCCAAGAAACGGCCACGGCGAATACGACTGTAAGCTTCACGCTTACGGGCGCGGTTCTTGGCTTTCAGACGTTCGCCATCATTGGCGACACCAACACCACCTACTACTCGGCTACAGATACGACGGGTCAGTGGGAGGTGGGCCTTGGCACGTATTCGACCACGGGACCCACGCTGACGCGCACGACAATCTATGCGTCCAGCAACACAGGCAGTGCCGTCACTTTCTCTGGGGTAGTTAGCGTCTTTGTGACCTACCCGTCTGGGCGGTCGGTCAATCTCGATGGAAGCGGCAACGTCTCGGCCCTGGGGACTGTAGCCTCTGGCACATGGCAGGGATCAACTATTGCTGTGGCGTACGGCGGCACGGGGGTCACATCCTCCTCCGGGGCCAACTCAGTGGTGCTTCGGGATGCCAACTCCAACATCACGGTCAACCGGGTCAATCAGGCCAACACCAACACAACCGCAGCAGGTGGGACCACAGCCCTGACGGCGGCTTCCAGCTACATTCAAACCCTTGTTGGGACGGGTGGGCAGACGTATGCACT